ACGATATCTAAAAGACGAAAGTTAGATTTTCTTAAAATATTTCCTGACTATGAATGGTTACAGTGGTATGGGTGATATATGTTGGGCTCCTTGGAATACAATTTATGAAGGTATACAAGGAAAAGTTTCTCCATGTTGTCAAACACCTGTTTTAATTGAAACAGATGATTATGAAAAAGCATATCAAGGATGGGAAAATTTAAGACAGTCATTCTCTAAAAATTTAAAACCAAAAGAATGTGAAAAATGTCCATCGTATGTTCAAAAATGGCATACTGATTTAGGTTTTAAAGAAAATCCTATTTTTTTAGATTTATTGTTTTCAAATAAATGTAATTTTGCATGTATGGGTTGTAAACCTATGCTTAGTTCTACAATAGATCATCAATATAGATTACCAATATCGGTTGCAAATGAATTCATGGGATATACTCGCTTAAAAGGTAAATGGGATTCAGGAAACAAAAAGAAACTTGAATACATTAAAAAAAATGCACAAAATTTAGAAATGATACACTTAAATGGTGGGGAACCTTTTTTACAAGATGATTTATATGAATTATTAGAATGGATGATAAAAAAGGGCTATAATAAAAAAATAAAAATTTGGTCTCATACAAATGGAAGTGTGTTAAAATATAATGGAAAAGATTTAGTATATGATTATTTGGTGTATTTTAGAGAGCCTGAGGTAACTATAAGTTTAGATGGATTTGGTGAAAGAGGGGAATATGTTAGATGGGGACTAAAAGAAAAAAAATGGTTAAAGGTTTATAATCACATAAAAGATTCTAGAAGAGTGGGAGTGGGAGTTCATTCTTGCTATAATGTATTTAATTCTTTGGTGTTAAATGATTGGTATCATTGGTTTAAGGATCATGACGTTTCTTTAAGAGGTCTGTGGCCTTGGCAGGAACCTGAGGCATATAGTGTAAAAATTTTGCACTCTGAGCCTGAATTATTGGAAAAGGCAAAAAAAGAATTATTAAAATTGCCAAAAAAAATAGATAGAATATGGAATCAAACAACAACTTTACTTAATTTTCTAATGGAACCTGTAGATAAAAATCGTTTTAAACCTATGAGAGATGCATTTTACGATTCTATTACGATGTTTGACATTATGCGTGATACAGATTTTTTGAAAACTTTTCCTGAATTGTCTATACTTTATAAAAAAATTTGATGATATGAATAAATCGGCATATTCGGAAAATCAACAAAGAATACTTGAATTTGGTGTGACTAATAAGTGTAATCTTTATTGTCCTCCTTGTAAAAGAACAGGTGAGGATTATGATAAATTTTCAGATTTATCATATGATGATTTTGAAGAATTATTATTTTTGAATAGTAAAGAGTTTAAAGATAAACGTATTCAATTTTGTGGTGATTTGGGCGACCCTTTAATGCATCCTGAGATAGAAAAATTTATTAATATATCAAATAAATTTTTTGATAATATTATAATTAACACTAATGGTTCTCTAAGAAATTCTAAATGGTTTAAAAGAGTTTTCTCAAATAATCAAAAATTATATTTTTATTTTGGTCTTGATGGTATTGATCATCAAACAACTGTTAAGTATCGTGTGAATTCAAATTTTAATAAGATTATGACTCATATGAAGGTGTGTTCAGAAATTGATTCTTCTCGTGTACAGTGGGATTTTACTTTGTTTGATTTTAACAAACACCAAAAAAATCAAGCAATATCGATGGCAAAAGACTTAGGTATTCATATAAATCTTAGAGAAAATAATACTGATTGGGAGTTTGAAAAAACTGAAAAAGATTATAATTATCCTGAAATAACAACAAAAAAAATAAAACCTAAAAATATTTTTTGTAAATACTATGATTACACCTCAAAAGAATTTATATCTTTGCAAATAGATACTAAATTTAAAATTTTTCCTTGTTGTTTGATGGTTGTAGATTCTTATGAAATTTCAGATTTTCGAATGCCTTTTGAAAATGACTTGCACAAAATATCATATGATGTTGCTATAAAAAAAATGAATACTTATTTTAATGAAAAGATGTGGAAAGAAACAGGGGCCCATGAAACGTGTATAAAATTGTGTTCAGAAAGAGATTGAAATGAAATTGACTTATTTAAATAAAACCGTTAATTTAAAAATTCCGAAAACAACAATTAGATTAAAACAAGAAATAATAGATAAATTATATGAAGAGTTTGAACCTGAACCTATACCAGTTTATGAAAATGAACGATTTAAACAACAAGTTTATGAATATGAAATAGAACAAAATTTAGAAGAGGTTCCGATAAAAGTTATTGGTCAATGGGTGTCAGGAGGTGCAGATAGTTCATTATTGGCATATTTGTTATGCAAAAAGATAAGAGATGAAAATCTTGATGTAAAATTTCAACCTTTATCTGTTAGAAGAGGACGCCCTTGGAATCCAATATATGCGGCTCAAGTTTTAGAGTGGATTGAAAAAGAATTAGATATTGATTTTATACTTCCTCATGAGGTTTATTATCCACCATTAATCGATTCTGAAATGACAGAAACAAAAATATTTTGGGAGAAAGATAATCAAAATTTTAGAGAAGGAAAGTTTCAGATATTATATTCTGGCATAACATTAAATCCGCCAAAAGATGTTGACATTTCGTTAAATAAAGAAAGAAATAGAGATGATGATGGTACTGAAAAACCCGTAGAGACAAGAAATGGTCTTAGACATTATATTAATCCATTTTTTACTATAAACAAAAAATGGGAGGCGGAAGCATATAAAGATTTAGATTTACTTGATACTCTTTTTCCTTTAACTAGAAGTTGTGAAGGTTCAGATTATGAAACAGGTAATTATACTTTTCATTGTGGAGGTTGTTGGTGGTGTGAGGAAAGAATGTGGGCTTTTGGAAGATTGGAATGAGTAATATATGCTTTTACAGTATTGCAGGATTAAATTATAAGCACCAATATTCTTCTTGTTGTCCTATTCAATCGGATCGATTATCTAAGTTTACCGATACGATTATTCCTTCTGAAATTTTTAATTCAAAAGATTTTAAAAAAAATAGAATAGATTTATTAACTGGTGATTGGCCAAAAGGTTGCGATTTATGTAAAGAAATCGAAAATAATAATGGTCATTCAATGAGGCAGGATTTTCCTTTTGCGGGAAATCGTTTTGAAAATGAAACATCTGATCTTTCTTGTTATGAATATTTCAATAAAGAAACTGGTTATGTTGATCGTAAAGGATTAAAACATGTCGAATTAAAATTCAGTAACTCCTGTAACATGTCCTGTTTACATTGTAGTCATGTTTATTCTTCAGGTTGGACGAAGAGACTTTCAAATTATGTGCCTGATGATGAAGTTATAAAATATGATTTAAAACAATTATTAAAAACAATACATGTTGATGATGATAATTCTATTAAATTAGGATTAAATTTAAATGAAACTAAAATTATATGTGAAGATTTGAATATAAATTTTCCAAATATACAAAGAATTGATATTACTGGTGGCGAAGTTTTGACACAAAAACAATTCTTTTTAGCATTAAAACTTTTGTCAAAACATCCAAATATAAAAAATCTTAAAATTTCTTTTCATTCAAATTTTAATGTTGAAATTGACTATGTTGAATTATCGCATCTTTTAAAACAATTTGGACATAGTACAATAACTATATCGATTGATGCTGGCAAAAATATTTACTCTTATTTTAGAGATGGGGATTGGAAAACTTTAATAGAAAATATAAAAAAATTTAGAAATGTGAATAATTTTACTCAATTAGATTGTGTCGTGACATTTTCTGCATATCAATTGTTGGACATAAAAAATATTTACACCTCATTATTTGATTTAGATTTTAATACCATAAAAACTTCAATTGTACAAACTCCGAGTTATATAAATCCATCAATTTTGATGACGGATTTTAAAAATGATTTAAGAAAAGATTTTGATTCCGTTATAGAAACAATTCACATAGAGCATCAAAAAAGAGTGAAAGATATAAAGAACAATAAAAGTCTAAATTCATACAATCCTACTAAATGTTCTAGTATTTTTGTTGAAAGTGCTGATAATTTTTTATTCACGGATTTAAAATCTTCTTTATGGTATTTAAAAAATATTGAAAATTATGTATTTACCCACTCTTCTCCGTATAGAGATTTCAACAGATTTCTAATTTATTTAAAAAAGACTGACCAGATATGGAATCAAAATTTTAATGATTATTATACTCAATTTAAATTTATAGATGGTGAATTGGTTAGACAATATGAATAATAATTATTGTATTTTACCTTTCAAACAAATTTCAATGAAAGAATTTAATGGTACTAATTGTTCTAGATTTTTACCGTGTTCTCATATGCTAAAAGATAATGGTGTTTCTTGTACTGTTAGACCAGTACAAAATGAAAAAAATCAATTAACTCCTGATGAGGGTTTTGAAACTTATTCTGAAATAAGAAAATTTATGAATGAGGGTAAACGACATCCATCATGTAAAGTTTGTTGGGATCAAGAAGATGAAACTGGCTATTCTTTTCGAACAAATTTAGAAAAAATTGATATTGATTCAAAAAAATTCATCATTGACATTAATATTGGTAATGAATGTAATTTAGCATGTAGAATGTGTGGTCCTGGTTTGAGTAAACGATTAAAAAGAGATTATGAGTTTGTGAAACAAAATAATCTTTTTGAAAATGCAAAATGGTCAACCGATGATTTTTTAACACAAAAAATAGAATATGATTCAATAAGTTCTCTTCAATGGAAATGGATTACGAAAAATTTTGACAAAATAGGTGCTTTAAAATTGGCAGGAGGTGAACCGTTATTTGATAAAAGAGTTAATTATCTTTTAAATGAAATGATCGTAAGCGGTGCTTCTTCAAATATTAATTTGGGATTTTACTCAAATGGATTACTTTTATCAAAAAATTTAGAACTTTTGAATAAATTTAAAGGAATATATCTTGATTTATCAGTTGATGCAACAGATTCATTATATGAATATATTCGTTATCCTGCCAATTTCAAAAAATTGGAAAAATCAGTAAATAATTTTTTGTTAAAAACAAAAAATTTAAAAGATTTTAAAATAAATTTTGTTCTTTCTTCATTAAATATCTTGAATTTATCTGAATTGTTGCAATGGATAAAAAAAGTGAATGCAAACGATTTTGGTTATATAGACGTATTTCCTGAAGATAGAGGTATAAGTGCAAAACATTTACCAATTTTCTTATTGACAGATGCCATACGAAAAATTGATGACGAAAAAGTAATAAATAGAATTATGGTGTTAATTGAAAAAAGCACACCAAATAAAAATAAAATGAAAACTGAAATTGAATTATTTGATAAGTCAAGAAATCAATCATACTTAAATTTTCTTGATACTGATTTGATAAAATGGTTAAGATATGATTAAAGTCGATACAACCATTACTTGCCCACAGTCATTTGATACAAAATCTAAATTTAAAAATTATTTGGTTGACAATTTTGTAAATGAAAAAACTGATCCATTAAGAATTTACAATTTCAAATTAATGAAAAAATATGGAGATGGATTTTTTTATTTAATATTCAAACATCCTAATATTGGAATTTTAAATCATATTTACCAGACTGAGAATGAATATGAAAAAAGTATTGAATTGAGAAATGCTCAAAAAATTTTATTTGAAAAAAATAATATCGAGTATAATGTAAGTGAACCATATTCTTTTTATAAACAGGCTCTTACAAAAAAAGAATATGGTGAATTGCATACATCAAATTTAAGACCATTATCAATAAAAATTGACGTTGAGTATTTTAAATTGGAAATGGAAGAATTTTTGAAATACGGTAAACCGTGGGGAGATAGATATATCGAATATCCTAGAAATGGTATACCTCTCATTAATCTTAATGGTCAATTAACAAATGATCCTGAACCTGCTTGTTATCCTTTGGATAGATGGAACTGGATACATTCTTCCTTATATGATAAAAATAATGATCAAAGCGAAGAAAATAAAATCAATTTTTCTGATTTTTTGTTTAATGTTTCCCAATTTGAAGATGATGATTTTCTTTTTGAAACAGGATTTTCCCAGCCTACACCATTATTAGACATTAAAAGTTTAAATTCTTTGAATGAATTAAAACCTCACATGGTTCGTTCTTGTGTTTTTCATTGGGGAACATTGGCTCATTTGAAACCTCATTTTGATACTTGGCATCCTTCACGTTGGTTGAGATTATGGGGTACAACCGATCCAGAAAAAGTTAAAATTAGATATAAAAAAGAAAACTCATCAAAGAAAAATTTTTATAATTCTCATTTTGAAAAATGGGAATATTATGAGCCAATAGAAAATGTTGAAGCAGGTAGATTATATCTTCATGACAGTAGCGTGTGGCATGATGCATATTCAATGGGTGAAGATACATTTCAATTTTTTATAGCACTCAATTTAAATTCAATTCCAGTTTTAAAAACATATTTAATGAACTAAAAATGACTCCTATTATTATAAAAGGTATTGACAAAAAAGACCCTCAAAAAATTAAAAATTTAATTTTTGAAAATCGATTTGTCGTAATTGAGAATAAAAATATTTTACCAGAACAAGAATTAGTGGATTTTTATAAGACTTTGGGTTCAGTACATACTCAAGGTAAAAAATTTATGAGTGACGAATATGTTGAAAAATATTCTGGAGGTTTTAGAGAATTGATAGCGGTAAGAAATAAAGATTTAAGTGGTTATGGCGAAAATGGTTTATTTGCAGGATTAGAGGATGGTGAAGTTGATTGGCATTGTGCTAGTCAAAATAGAAAATATTGTGAAGATATAGTTGCATTTTGTATTCGTCAATTAGGAAATAGTGGAGGAAATTTACAATTATCGGATGCAAGAAAACCTTATGAGAATATTGATGTTGGTTTTAAAAGCATGATTGAAGATATAGAGGTTGAATTTGAATTAGGAATATGGAAAGATTTTGATTCAGAGGATGGTTGGAATTTTAAAGAATTGATTGGAATAGATGGTGTTCCCGCAAAAGACACGGAATTAAAATATAAAAAAATTATTACAAAACATTCAGTTGATAACAAAAAAGGATTTCATTATTCATGGCCAATAGTTTTTAAATATAGAGATTTTCAAGAGGATGAATTTAAAATTATACATGATAAAATTGTATCGACTTTGATGCAAGAACAATACATTTACACACATGAATGGAAATTGGGCGATATAATATTACAGGAACAGGAGCATTCTCTGCATAGAAGAGATCCTTACACAGGTGATAGACTTTTATACAGAAGTGCAATATACATCTAATGTGGTGGTATCAAACAAAAAAATTTAAAATAAATTTTGAAATAACATCCCATTGTCAGGCAAAATGTCCTGCCTGTCCTAGAATTTTTTTTAAAAATCGATGGAATTTAGGAAATCACATGAAGTTTGAAGATTTCAAATCAGTGGTTGATCTAAATGAAAAAATTGCTAAGGAATCATGTTGTTATTTTGCAGGAGAATTAGGTGATCCCATACTTCATCCTGAATTCCATAAAATATTAACATATGCATCATCAAAATTTGATATGGTCGAAGTAAGTACCAATGGAGGTGCAAGAACAAGTGATTGGTTTTATAATATAATGAAAAAGTTAAGAAATGTATATTTTCATTTTTGTATAGATGGAACAAAAGAGGACATAAGCAGTATTTATAGGGTAAATGTTGATTTTGATAAAGCATTTAACAATTTACTTTCTGCCAGTAAAGCAGATAGAAATAGGGCGTGGTGGATTTATACTAAATTTGATTTTAATAAGCATGACAGACAAAATGCGAGAAAAATTTCTAAAGATAAGAATTTAAAACTTATTTTTAGATTTAATGTTTCAGATTTTTCAGTAGATGAACATGATAAAATGCAAAGCCTACGATTATTATAACAATAAATGGGGTTCAGTTGAAGTAACAATTGATTTAGATGTATATCCTTGTTGCTTTTTTTATTATAATATGGAAAAATCGTTCAATTCTAAAAAAATTCCTATAGAAAAAATAAAAAAAATATATGAGGATGAATTGTTTACTGAAATAAATTCAGATTCCCCTAATCCTACATGTAAATATTATTGCTCTCTAAAGAAATAATGTATTGTCCTGCACCATTTAAACAATTGAATGTTGATCAAACTGGCCTGATTACTCCATGTTGTTATTGGAAAAGAGATGAAAGTCGTAATATAGATTGGAATTTATTACGAAAAAAAATGATAAAAAATGAATCAATTGAAAATTGTCAAGTATGTTATGATAGAGAAAAAATAAACATATTAAGTTTGCGACAAGAGTTAAATGAATTTTATGGTGAGGATAAAAAAATTGAATTAAAAGGGCTTGAAGTCATGTTGTCGAATATATGTAATTTTAAATGTGTAACTTGTAATTCGACTTATAGTTCAAGATGGAATAATAAAGAAATAATAACTTCACATGAATTCATAAAAAAAATAAAAACGGATTATTTAGAAAAAATAGTTTTTGCTGGAGGGGAACCTTTTTTAGATGTCAATAACTTGTATTTGCTAGAGAGTATAAAGAATATTCAAAACCTTGTTGTTTATTTAACGACAAATAACTCAAAAGTGCCTGATGAAAGATGGCAAAAATCTTTCAAAAAATGTAAGATGGTTAATATTTGCATAAGTGTAGATGGTATTGAAGAAGTTGGTGAATTTGTCAGGCTTGGTATGAATTTTGAAAGATATTCTAAAAATCTTAATTTTTGGAAAAATAGTTTTTATAACGTAAAATTTAATTTTGTTTTGCATTCATTAAACGTATTAAATCTGCAAAAAACTTTTGATTGGCATTTAAAGAATTTTCCTAATGCAGTCTATAAGAATGAATATAAATTTGATGTAAATATTTTAAATTCACCGAATTGTTTATCTCTAAAATATTTACCAGATAGAACTAAAGATTTGATTAGGGATAAAATAAAAAATCAATATTTTAAGAAAATAATTGAAGAATCATTAATAGGAAGATTCAACAAAAATGTATGCAGGGAACTGATAGAATATGTCTGGAAATTAGAATCTGATTTTAAAAAACTGCCTTCGGAAAGTTCCATAATTATTAATAGCATAAGTGAAAGTCTTAGAAAGGATTTTTGATGATTTATATTTTTGGTGATAGTTATGTTGATGATACTCATTACGTATATGAAGGCGATACAATACCATGGTACAATAGATTTGGACCTACTAAAAATTTTGCTAAATCAGGAACAGGTCAGCATTATGCTTTTAAAAAGTTTTATAAAAATTTATCATCTTTTATCGAAAAAGATATTATTATTTTTTGTATGTCTAGTTGGGACCGAATAGATTGGAAAGACGAACATGACAGAACAAATCAATATCGATTAAACTATGATGTTGAGAACAAAAAAATAGTTTATTATGGAAATAAATTAAAAAATCATGATAATGTACATTTTTTCTTTGAAAATTATGCGGACGAATTACAAAATTTAGAAAATAAAAATGTTTCTTACTTGTATACTTTATCTAAAAAATTTAATTTAAAAGTTTTTATTTTATTTGTTTATCCGAATAATAATCGAGATGACTATTCATATTTGAATGATAAATTTTTCAATGTTTTTGATATTCCATTATTTAAAATAAGTGGACATGGGGATGACTTTCCTGATAAGAGACTAAATCATTTTAGTGATAAAAATCATGATACAATGGAAAAATATTTTTCAGATTTTTTGGGTCAACATATTAAACAAAATTATCGTTGGGATTTTCAAAAAAGTATGAAAACAGGATTCATATATGATTAATATTGAAGATCAATCTAATAGATATCAAATTATTTGGGATCTTGGAAGAAGATGTTCTTATGCATGTTCATATTGTCCTCCTCATAGAAATAATAAAACATCTGCATTTGTTTCTTATGAATCGTTGTGCAAAACAATGGACGGTGTGGCTGATTATGCAAATCTTTATGATCAATTTAGAAAAAAAGATGCTCTTAAAAAATTGAGTTTTACAGGAGGTGAACCGACCGTTCACCCTGATTTTTTCAAATTTTTATCTTATGTAAAAAGAGTTTATCCTGATTTCAGCAGAGGTTTAACAACAAATGGTTGGTTTTCAAATTCTGTTCTTGATAAAGTCTTATCATTAACAACTGGGGGTACGTTATCTTATCATTGTGAATCTACTGATAAGCAAAAAAAACAAGTGATAAAGAATGCCATCGTATTACGACAAAAATTTAAAGTGAATGTGATGTTTCACAAAGATTATTTTTGGGAATGTGCAGATGTATGTGAAACACTAGAAAAAAATAGTGTAGAGTATGTACCAAGAATTATAGGTGATGATCACCCAGATGATAAAAAATCTATTGAATTAGGTTATACTCACAAATACAATAGAGATCAAATGAAATGGTTTCGAGACTATTGGAAACAGAAAGGACAAGATGTTAAAGAATCTGGAGATACCCAAAGAGGACTCGGCCGTCCCTGTTGTGGAGGTAGATGTTTTAAAGTTGACAGTGTGGACAGTTATTTTCTGCCTGATACTAACTTTCTGGGGTGGAGTTGCATGGTTAATTGGTACTTCCTTTTTTTAAATATGGAACTTGATTTGATGTGGACTCATCAAACTTGTGGCGTTAACTTAAATGGTGAAGTTGCTCCTCTAGGAAAAATTTCTGATTTCGATATTGTCATCGATGAATTGGAGGAGAGTTTATATAATAAAAAAGCACCAATGATTACATGCCCAAAAACTTTTTGTGGTTGTGGTATGTGCATAACAAAATCAAAAAATGATATATCAGAAATGTTCAATCGTCATACTATTGATGAAGTAGGTTTTGAAAAGGTTTCACAAAAAGAAAGTAATTGGTTTACTGATTTTACAACAAAGAGAGCATTCATGGAATTAGATGGATCTAACGAGACCGTTTAGAATTGAATTTGAAATAAGTTCACTTTGTAATGCATTATGTTCTGGTTGTCAAAGAACAATGATGGACAATAAAGGTGAATATTATTACAAAGGTAATATATCTATATCTCAAATGCATGAATGGTTTGATGATGTTAATCTAAAAGATGCTCGTATAAAGTTATGCGGAGTTCTTGGTGACCCAATAATAAATCCTGATTGCATTGAAATATGTTCATACCTTATTTTTGAAAAACAAGTAAAAAATATTGAAATATCTACAAATGGAGGAATGAGAAATAAAAAATTTTGGACAGAACTTGCGGAACTGTCAAAATTAAGCAATAAGAGACTGTATGTTCATTGGTCTATAGATGGAGTGACTAGAAATGATTATAGAGAAAATGTTAATATAGACAAAGTTTGGGAAAATTTTCACACATATTATAATGCAGGTGGTAAAGCAATATGGCAATATATACATTTCGATTACAATGCAGATGAGATACCGTTAGCAAAACAAAAAGCAAAAGAGTTAGGAATAGAATTAAAGATAAGAGTGAGTTGGAGAAATACTGCTGAAGCCGCAAAATTTAAATCAAGTGAATCATTTAAAATAGACGGTGATGTTTATGAAACAGTAGAAGAACGTGCAAGGTCCGGTGATTATACTTCGGCAAATATAGTGTGTAGACATCAAATAGAAAATGAACTATTTGTTACTTCAGAAGGAAAGATATGGCCATGTTGTCATTTACAAGATGAACAAGTATCAGGCAAAACAAATATAATTGAAAAAATAGGTCTAAATAATGATCTCAATAATACATTTTTTTACGATATAATAAATTCTGAATGGTATCAAAAAACATTAGAAAAATCATGGAACAAATCTCACCCTTTACATTTGCCGAGATGTTATTTATCATGCGGTGATTTTGCAAAAAGAAAAGTCATAAAATGACATTCTGTGCCGCACCATTTGTGCATATGGTTCAAAATCCTGATGGTCAATATAGAACATGTTGTATGTATGAAAAACCATTAACAGGTAATTATGCAAATATAAAAGATGCCTTTGATAGTGAAGAAAATAAAATTATCAGAGAAAGAATGTTAAGTGGCGAAAAACTCGAAGAGTGTATAAAATGCGATATTGATGAAATGCATGAAGGTAAGACAAGATTATCTTACAGGAACGAATTTAATTCGCTTTATAAAAAATATATTAATAATCCATCATTTCGAACTTTAGAAATTTCAGTATCAAATAAATGTAATTTTAAATGCGTAGATTGTGGTCCTAGATTTTCTAATCAATTTGGACCAACAATAACAAATAATTTACCCGATGCCAATAATTATAAAGATTTAGAATTTTTAAAAATTTTAGGCGGTGAACCCTTTCTTGATAATAAAAATGTTGAATTAATTAAACAGGTGCCTCGTCATAATATTAAATTGATGTTGGTAACAAATAATTCTATTTTTCCTAACACATCAATACTTGAACTATTATCAGAATTCAAACATTTAAATATTAATATCAGTATTGATGGAATACGTGAAGTGGCAGAATATGTGAGGCCAGGAACAAAGTGGACTCGTTTTGAAAGAAATTGGATCAAATGGATGAGGTGGAAAAGTGAAAAAAGGGGTCAATGTTATGTAAATCCTCATTTTGTCTTTCACAATTTCAATTCTACTTTTTTTGATGAGACATTAGAATGGTCAAATATAACATTAGACAATTGGTCATGGGATTTTTTAGTAATGCCAGAACATTTGAATATGTCTTATTTACCTGATCGTGTAAAAGAATTTATTTTACATAAAAACAAAAATCTAAAAAAACCTTTAGAAAAATTTTTAGGTTTGAATTCCTACAACAAAACATTTTTTAAATTATTTTTATCACGAATAACAAACATACCAGATCAAATGGAAGAATTTGTTGATTTGTGTTTTAGGGAAATATGAGAGATAGTCCAGAAAGACAATATAGTAGAGAATGGTTGCAGTATGAACGACAACAACCAATGTATGATGAAAGCATTAACGATTTTTATGCCGATATATTTAGAAATAGTCCTGTTCATAAAGGTACCTTAGACGATGCTTTTAAAGACGAATTTGTAAAATGGTTGGGTGAACATAAATATAGCACTTTCAAAGGACTTGATGCATTTCCTATTCGCCATATAATTCAAGGATGTACACAATTCATAGATGATTTATATCAACGATGTGGAGATATTCAAACATTTGAAAAAGACTACAAATATCATTGGAGATTAAATAATGATATAGAATATGCAACAATTGATACGCTTGATCCTAATAAAGAATTACTTATTGCAATGCCATTTCCTTATTATGGTGACATTCATCCAGGTATGTATGATATTTTAGATAAATGTAAAGATTTAAATATTTCTGTACATGTTGATTCGGCATGGATAAGTTGTATTCGTGACATAGAATTTGATTTTGATCATCCAGCAATTAAAACTTTTGGTATAAGTTTGAGTAAAGCAGGAATCGGAGGAAATAGAATAGGATTGAGATTCGCTAGACAAGAACCTGAAGGCGCTATAACAATAATGAATAATTTTAATATGAATCAACAGCCATTAATGTACATTGGAATGAAATTTATGCAAGATTTTGGACCTGAATATTTTTGGAGAAAATATGAAAAAAAATATTATAAAGTTTGTGAAGATTTTAATTTGAAACCTACAAAAACTGTTCATTTAGCATTAGATGGAAATAAACCAGTTGGTATTAGATCATTATTGAGGTCGTTATGAAACCCTGCATTTTACCGTGGATTAATTTTGGCACAAATATTTTTGGTAGACCTAGAATATGTGGATATAGTGATATTGAAAATCAATGGAAGAAAATGTTTATTGATAGAAATATTTCTTGGCCACCAACTCCTGTCGAAGATACTCCTCAACATATTCTAAAAAGCGATTTTGCAAAAGAATACATGAGGTGGATTAGTAAATTACAAAATAGTAATATAGAGGAACAATGGAATGGACTGTACTTCAAAGAGATTCGTAAATCATTTTTAAATAATGAATGGCCAGAAAATTGTAAAAGATGCAAACACGTTGAAAATTTGAATGGCGTGAGTAAACGTATGGATGAAAATCACATGTGGTTTAATGAATATGAGCAACTAATATCACAAACAAATGAAGATGGAAGTGTAAATTATCAACCTCCTCATATTGATGTTCGAACAGGAACGGTTTGTAATTTTAAATGTATTCATTGTAGTCCTGCCGCCAGTTCAAGATGGCTTGAGGATAAATCATTGATAGAAAAATATGGTTATGAATATGTAGAAAATGATAATACATGGATAGCACAGGATAATAAATTTTGGGATGATTTAGATATTTCTCAAATTAAAAGATATAATTTTCTTGGTGGAGAAAGTTTTTACAATAAAAGACACAATGAATTTATTAAAAAATTGAATGAGAGTGAGTATGCAAAAGATGTTGAAATAGCATATGTAAGTAATGGATCTTTGAAATTTAAAAACATGGAAAACTTTAAGAAAGTACGTTTGAGACTTTCTGTTGATTGTATAGAAAAAGCAGGAGAATATTTTAGATATGGATTGAAATGGAAAGAATGGTGTAATAATATACAAAATTTTCCTTCAAATTTTGATGTGTCATTTCAATGGACTTGTAGTAATGTTAGTATGTTTTATTTAATTGATACGTATGACATTTTAAGAGAAGAATTTCCAAACATTAGATTTTTGTTTGAGAATCATGTTACAGAACCGTATCACATGTCTGTTCAGAACTTGCCATTGGATATAAAAAATGAGATAAAGGAGAATATAGATTCTTATATGTTTGATGAGGATGCTAGAGAGGTTTTACCCTTCTATTTGAATCATATGTTTGAAAAAGATGCATGGCCTGATACCGGTAAAATATTTTTAAAATATCTTAATGATCTTGATAAAGTAAGAAATACAAATTGGAAAGAGAGTCTATGTGGACTGGCGACACGGTTGAGTGGATTGATATAGAGTTAACATCATATTGCAATATTGATTGTCCTGGATGTTTTCGACAGGTTAAAAGAAAAAAAGTTAATAATATTTTAGATAAAAAATCATTATCACTTAAACAAATAAAAAAATGGATTACTAAAAAAACCTTTCCTAATTGTAAATTGATTAATTTTTGTGGTTCAATTGATGAACCTACATTACATCCTGAATTATTAGATATATTAGATCATTTTGAAGGTTTAAATATAAATATTTCTTCCAATGGCTCTACTAAAACTAAGCAGTTTTGGGCAAATCTAGGCAATAGAAAAATTTCAGTATTTTTTGGTATCGATGGTATAGATCAAGAATCTCTCGAAAAATATAGAATTGGATCTAATTTTAAAAAGGTTCAAGAAAATTGGAGATCGTTTATAAAAGCAGGCGGTAAAGCAACATGGCAATTCATAGCATTTGAACACAACGAGCATTTGATAGAAGATGCAAAACACATGGCAAAAGAAGAAGGGTTTGAAAACTTCAGATTGATATATTCACATAGAGATGAAAACAAAGAATCTAAAACAATTCAACGAGAAGAAGAGCAGGAAATTGTATGTAAATATGGAGTACAAAAAAGAATTTTTTTGAGTCATACGGGAGCATTATTGCCTTGTTGTTTTTTTAATTCAGAATATTTACAAGACTATGCAGGAAATGTCGTAGAAACAAGATTTATGAAAAAATTGAATGATTTAGGGGGTCCTCTTGAAGTTAATTTGAGATATAATACACCCGAAGAGGTTATGTCCGGTGAACTTTATAATTCTGTGGTCGAGTCTTGGAAAAATAAACCAATGGAAAGATGTTGGAATACTTGTAAAAGAGCAAAGCAAGATGTATTTATTGATGAGGATTTTTGATGTTAAATTGTTTTTACGCTTTAGGTGGAATTAATTATAAAAATGGTGTTATAACATGTTGCCCTAGACAGGCAGATCAATTGGTTTTTGCAAATGAAACTATATTACCTTCAAAAATTTTTAATCATAAAAATTTTAAAAAAATTCGTAATATGTTGCATAATAACAAGTGGCCTTCAGGATGCGATACATGTGAAGAGATGGAAAAAGTAAATGCTCAATCAATGAGATTGGATTTTCTTGTTGACGATAATAATACATTTAGAAAGCATGATTTAATAGCAGGTGAACGAGAAAATTCAAACAAGAAATTATTAGATTGTTTCGATAAAAATACTTATGAGGTTTCAAAAGAGGGTCTTAGACATGTTGAAATGCGATTTAGTAATGCATGTAATTTCGCATGTTTGCATTGCTCTAAAGTATATTCTACTGGATGGGAAAAAAAATTAAAAAACTATGAAGCAGATGAAGATGTTAGAAGATATGATTTAAGACAATTACTTGGTACTGAACATCGTCATGGACCAAATGATAAAAATCAAATGTCTTTAAGTGTTAAAGAATCCTTAGAAATTATTGAAGATTTAAATGAAAATTTTCCAGAGGTGAAATATTTGGCATTTGCTGGTGGCGAATTGCTTTATCAAAAACAATTTTTTCCAACACTTAAAAAATTAACAGAGCATCCAAATTCTAAAAACATTGAGATTTCTTTTCATACAAATTTTAATGCTGATTTCGATGTTATTGAATTATCAGATTTATTAGAGCCTTTTGGAAAATCAAGTATAATTATATCTGTTGATTCTGGTAAAAACATTTATCCATACTTTAGACATGGTGGTAAATGGGAAACATTAGAATCGAATATAAAAAAATTTAAAGAATATAATAATTTTACTAGCATTGATACAACAATAACTGCTTCAATTTTTCAAATAATGGACATTTATGATGTGTTTGAATCTCTAATATCTTTAAGATGTACATTCGATGCTTCAATAGTACAAACGCCTCAATATATCAATCCATCAATATTAATGCATGATTTCAAAGAAGAAGTTTTAAAAGATTTTGAGAAGACGGATCAACTCTTACGAAAATATGAAAAAGATATCTTTCATCCGGTTAATCAAAAAAGGTCTGGAAAGTTTTGGTTTGATTACATAGTTGACTATGTAATGAAAACGAAATTACCTTATCATCAATACAATAGATTCTTGATTTATAGAAAAAAATCTGATGAAATATGGGGACAAAATTTTAATGATTATTTTAAAAACTATCAGATAGTTGATGATGAATTAATTAGAATTTAAATTATTTTACTATACATGCTTTTTTGCAACATTTCGGAAGTTTTTTCAAATCTTTAAAAAATTCAGGTTTAATATAATTTCTCCAAAATTTCATTATATCTTTTATATTATTTTTTTCTAAATTGTTAAAATTTTTATCAAGTGAATCTAGATATTCATCATTATATGTTTTTTCTAATTGGTGTCTTCCATGCAACATACAACAAGGATAAACATAAAAATCTTGTGAAATTTCTATAGGCTCCCAATCATCCTCGTCATGATATGCCATGCAATAAACCGTATATGAATGGTCATTTGGTAAATTATAATAATTATTTTTCAATTCTTTTTTCATTTATTAATTAGAAATTAAAAATTCACTCAAAGGTGTTTTATATTTTTCATATAATTCTTGACATTTTAATAAATTATTTTTTGATATCTTAAATTTAGGACGATTATTCACTCTAAAAATTAATTTTATGTAATAATTATTTAACATGTCTATAATTTCAGGTATTTCGAACCAATTGTGTGAAAATATATTGTAATATAAACTTGTGGCAGGAATAATTTCTCCGGTGATTGGATTATTTCTAGAAAGAGCATTTTCACTAAATGCAATCATATTTTCATACGCCTTTTTTGTGTTCACATTTATTCTATATTTTTGATTCGTTTCATCATCAATGCCATCTATAGCAAAACAAAAAAATAAATTTTTATATTTTTTGGCAATGCTTTCATAGAATATTCTGTTTCTAACACCGCCATTAGTTACTACCTTTAATGTGAAAAAAGTTTTACAACCTAAATCTATAAATTTTTCAACATCAGGATGGACCATGGCGTCACCAAGTTCGCCCTCAAATGAACATGTGCTATTTTTAAAACTGGAGAAATCCCTTTTTAAAATTTTTTCAAATATTTCGTACTTCATATGTTTTTGAACGAGGCCCTTATGTAATGTATAATCATTATCATTTTTTATAATTGGGGACCCATGATCTTCTATTCTTTTGCACGAAGGGCAATTCGCATTACACCAAGAAGTTATAGAAATGTCATAATTCATTTTCTCTATCTATATCTTGAGTATAGCAGTGTATTCCACCATCTAAAACCCATCTGTGTCTTAATGGGAGATTGTGTATTTTCACATCTAATTCTTTCTCTATTATATCAGCATTTTTTTTATTGAAAAAATTTCCTATTATTTCTTTTGGACTGATGCATAATCCATTAAAATCAAAATCTACTTTTTGATAGTAACCTCTCATGCCTATCCAATGAGTCAAGTAGTCACTAACATAAAAAATTTCGTCTTTTTGAGAATCAAATATTTCTTTCAAATCTCTAAAAAATTCTTCAGGAATATCTGTTTCAAAATTATCATCTTTGTGAGCAACATTTAGATAAAATGAATTTAAATTGTCCCACTCCCTATCTCGAAACATCATAAATTTTTCATTTTTATTTCCAAAACCTTCGGTACTAGCAATTTTTAAATCTTCATCAATAATCATTTGTAGACCATCAAGGTGACACATTTCTTCTAAGTAATGAAAAATTGTATCAGGATAAAATGTTTTAACAATTTTTTCCAATGATTCTATTCCGCTCAGTGTTCCTTGAGGACTTCCAAAAATTTTATTATTATGTTTTAGGTAAGATGCGGCATGAATGAATTTTTTATTTCTAAATTCTTCGGTTAAAATATAAATATAAAATCTTTCATCAATAGGGTCATCAGAATTTAAATAATTTAAACACAATTTCTTAATCCCTTTAAACATTTTTTTATTTTTCACTTTTCCATAAATTTCTTTTACGTCTTCTATAAAATCTTTTTTGATTAATTTATCGTATTGCAAAAACTTCAAATGATGCTTGTGATTAAAACTAGTATTAAATCTTGTACTAATTATAGTTTTTCCTTTATTAGTCAAATCATCAAAAGCATCTTCCCAAAAAATATGTTCGTAATGTCTTCCTGGAAAACTTAATTGGGTTGTAATTATTAAATCACCATAAGTAAAACACCAATCTCTAACCGGTCCTGGGTCCAAAGGTTCCGTTGGACCCCAATCAGAAATGTGTTTTTTTATATCCCAATATCGACTAATATCGGGTCGATATACTTTTACTCCTTTACTTTTTAATAAATCTTCAATAGAATCTAAATCCTGATTGGTTTCATAGTTAATTCGTTGCCACGCATCTAAATCATTTTTTGAACATTTAGATTTGAAAACATCGTATGTTATGTCTTCGTCATATCGTTTTCCTATAAAAACAGTTTTTAATTTATCATATTCATTCCATACACTCATGTTTTTTACCTATTTTTGACTATTTCATTATAATATTCAGTTGACCAAAAACTATAATAAGAAGTTTTTTTTAAAATTTCTGAATATTTGTTTAATTCTTCTTTGTCTTGAATTAATATCATAGCATAATCTTCATTGTTTGTTTTTACGCCCCCTATTTCATTGTAATGTTTTGGGTGGTCAGGCGCTAACCAAAGTTTATCTGTTTGATATTTAAAGCAAATGTTTGTTAATTTCTGATAATCGTATTTTTCTGGTTCGGAAATAATAATGACAACTTTCTTGTTTATCGGAAAGTTTTTTGTATAATGTTTTACCCATTTTTCCACATCTTTGGTTTTCCAGACCCAAATGTGTTCTTTAAATTTTTTTGCATAAGGACATATAGCATGTCCATCTAATTGTTTTTGAGATTTTGATATGGTTTTTAAATATTTTTCAATCATATTTCTGCAATAATAAATAAATTTATGAAAATAAGTGATTATGATTTTACAAAAATACCGTGGAACAAAATCGAAAGAGTCGGAACGCATAAGATGCTGTTATCCGATTTGTTTACAGTATCATGGTTATTAGGACGATTTTGTAATTATAGATGCTCATACTGCTGGCCATATGCAAGAAGCAATACAAAAGATCATCGTCCTACTGAAGTATGTATCCGCACAATTAACGAGATTAAGCGACAAGCCAGAGAACGAAATTTTAATTCTTTTCATTTTAGTTTATCTGGAGGTGAGCCTACTTTTCACCCAGGATATCTGGATATTCTTGAATATCTTGCTGATGATGTAGACAATACAAATTATACTTCAGTACATATGACATCAAACTGTTCTCGACCTATGAAATGGTTTGAACGATATGTAAAGTCAGCAAAGAAATTTACCAGAGCATCTATCACCGCATCATTTCATCGTGAGTTTGTTACAACTGATAAATTAGAAGAGTTTGCAGATAAGTTGGATTTTTGTCAACGTAACGGAGTAAGAGTGACAATCAATTCTGTTATGGTGCCTGAGAAATTTGATGAGATATATTCTGATTTGCTCTATTTTTATGAACGTGGTGTAAACGTAACACTTAAACCTCAGAGTGATCCTACTGCATCAAGAGTTGTTGATGGTTATACAGAAGAACATATGAAAATACTACATAATGGTATGCCTCAGATCACTAACATGGAGGTTAAATCTAAGAAACTCAAGAACATTCGTCAAGAATTTGAAATCATTATGAATGATGACGAAGGAAAGGAGTGGTATCTTGACCAAGCAGAAAGATTCAACGCATTTAATTTTAATAATTTCAGAGGGTGGATTTGTAGCACTGGCTACCGCAGTTGCATTATCCGTGAGCCTGATGGGAGCATTAAGCGGTCTTATTCTTGCGGAGATATTCCTTTAGGAAATATAGAGACAGGATTCAAACTATTCGATGAACCAAAAGTATGTATTACAGATGCATGTGTGAGTTCTGCTGATAGTAAAATTCCGAAACGAAAAACAAGTTGCAAATTGCCATTATGGAAATAGACAACAAAGTTTTTTGTGCCTTACCTTTTACGTACATTTACGTAGATTCATTAAATGAATACAAATTATGTAGTGATGCTAGGTTAAGTTCAAAAATCAATACGAATGATAAATCTATTTTATCATATTTCAATTCAGATTATCTCAAAGAAATACGAGATGATATGCTTAAAGGCAATCTCTCAGAAAAAATTAAAGGTACATGTATAAGATGTATTGAACGTGAAGAACTAGGATTATGGTCAAGAAGAGAAAAAAATATCAAAGAAGTTACTATTGAAAACTACAAAAATAATTTTATTAATATACCAACATCCGATACAATAAAATTGAAATTTGGTAACCTTTGTAATTTGAAATGTCTAACTTGTGGACCATACTCTTCTTCTAGGTGGGCACATGAAAGATCTGAAAAACGAGAGATGATGGTATTTAAGGAATTAAAAGACAGTATAAGTAAAGCAAGTTTCGAAAAATATGGAAATTTATATCAAGAAACATTTAATCATGAGTTTATACTAGATAAAAAATCATTAACATACAATTTTAATGATGAATTTTACAAAGAATTAATTACAATTATTCCAAACATTAAAAACATAATTATTTCCGGTGGAGAACCACTTATTAATGATGAATTTTATGATTTTATACAATGGTTAATTAAAAATAAATTTGCTGAAAATATAAATTTGATTGTTTTTTCAAATATGACTAAACTCGTGAAAAATTTTAAAGCAATTTACGATAAATTTAATTCGTTTACTATCAATGTATCTTTAGATGGTGTATCAAAAAAAGATGAATACATTAGAAGAGGAACAAATTTTGAAGAAAAAACAAAAAATATTAATCAATTGATATCATTTTTTAACATTCAATTTTGTTCAACGATGTCTATCTTAAATGTTGGTTATCAATCAGAAATATCTAAGTATTGTTTAAAATTTAATAAAAGACCTAGTTTTTTTAATATATTGGTAGAACCTTTTTATCTTCAAATAAATAATTTGCCAGATGATGTTATAAAAATTTATAGAAAAAGAAAAGAAAATCATAGATTATTCGATTCTAATTTAAAAGAACTAAACCATTTTAAATTGGGTATTAAGTTTTTAAAAAAATATGATGATATTCACAACACTAACCTATTAGATGAATGGCCAGAGTTTGAAAAATACTATGAATAATTTTTTTATTTTTGGTGATAGTTATTCTGCTGAGGAGCAACTTGAATATAAATTTTCAAATGAAGATTTTTCTTACTGTTGGCCGAAAAAATTAAAAAGCAATTTTGAAAACGAATATAATTTTAAAAATTTTTCTTTAGAAGGAACTGGTCCATATTACTCTTTGAAATTATTTGATGAAATAAGTAATAAATTAAAAAAAGATGATATTGTAATTTTTGTCATTTCCGATCTATATCGTTTCATGTATTCAAATTTACCATCCAAATTTGACATGTATTCGAATAACATAATGTGTGATATGAATGACCTTAAACCTTACTATATAGGTTCTTCCTCTAATACATCAGACCAAATGAAACAAAGATTTTTATCATTTTATGAAATGCATAAGGAAAATATTGAATTTTTTTATGATATGTTTTTTAAAAATTTAAAACCAAGTTCTTTATTTTTAATGTTTTCATCAATGTTTAAAACAATTGCTGAAAATAAAAAACTATTAAAATTTATATTGCTGTTTAAACGCACAAGTTATAACAAAAATTATATTTCACATAATGTTAATAATTCTAAACATTTTTTTTCTTTTTTTACTGAATTAGACCGTATAAGCAGTGATGAATATATTGATAACCATCGAATGTTCAGAGGTCATGATAAACGTCCAAATCATCTTTCAATAGAAAATCATGAAATTATGTTTGAAAATATTTTATCGATTATAGATAATTTTAATGAAATAAATTATGCATTGAAACCTTTTAAGAAAAATATCTTAAAGGAGTCGAAAAATTATCAAAATTTTATATATGAATGACATGATTGAAAATATTATAAAAGATTATTCGTTAAGAGAATTACAGATGATTTCATCTAAAATTCTATCCGAGCATGAGGCGACAAATAATTTCATTAAACAATTCAAAGCAGATCACGATAGTCATCAATTCTATAAAAATGTCATAAGATGGTATATCGAAAAATATAAAAGATTTCCTGATGTATAATCATACTGATATATCACATGTTCATTTTGAACCTACACAAAGGTGTCAAGCATTATGTCCAATGTGTGATAGAACAAATAATCCTCACATCAAAAATGCTGAACTTACGGTAGAACAATTCAAACAAATTATAGATTCAGATTTTGCAAAACAATTAAATAGTTTTCTCATGTGCGGAAATCATGGTGATCCTATGGTTGCGAAAGATACACTTGACATGTATGAATGGTTAAGATATAATAACTCTGATTTGTATCTACACATGACAACAAACGCAGGCGGTCGATCAGATGATTGGTGGAGAAATATAGCAAAAGTTTTTGGTAAACATGGTAGAGTAACATTTTCAGTTGATGGTCTTGAAGATACAAATCATTTATATAGAGTTAATGTTGATTGGAAACGAGTTGAAAATTCAATGGACGTATTTACTCAAGCAGGTGGTAAAGGGCTTTGGGTGTTTCTTATATTTGAGCATAACGAGCATCAAGTAAATGAAGCAGAACGAATGGCAAAACTATTTGGTCTAGAATTTGTTAAAAAGAAAACAGGAAGATGGGTGCAGTCATACAAAGGGAAAAAAATACAAAAGAAAGAAACATCTAAAGGCAATGAAATAAAACCACCAAACAATAAGGATTATCAAAATAAAAGTGTAAATGAATATGAAAAATTGATAGACAAACATGGAGATTTTAATTCTTATCTTGATGCAACTGAAATAGTATGTAAATCGTTAAAAACGAAAGAAATTTATATTTCGGCAGAAGGTATTGTGACTCCCTGTTGTTGGACCGCAGGTAAATTATTTAAATCATATGAAAGTATAGGTCAAAATCAGATGTGGTCATACATTGATGATATTAAAAATATTAATGCATTACATACACCATTGCGTAAAATTATTGATGGAAATTTTTTCAACAAGATAGAACAGTCTTGGAATTTGCCTAGTTGTTCTCAAGGAAAATCAAAAGTGTGTGCAGAAAAATGTGGTACAGGATTTGATGCTTTTGGAGATCAATGGAAATAAAAATTAATTGTCTCAAATGGGGTACTTTGTATGGCTCTGAATATGTTAATAGAACTTATGGTGGATTATTGAAATATTGTAAAAAGCCTTTTGATTTTGTGTGTTACACTGATAATTCTAAAGGTATTTCATCAAAAATAGAAGT